TCTACTGGTTTTCCATTGTCATCTATTTCTACATTTAGTTTATCATTGAGTACTACAAATTCTAAACTGAATCTACCATCTGATAGTTCTGCTAGATATTCATTTGTAAGTTCTTCTAAGTCTTTTACTAAATTTTCTATTTTATAAGCAAGTAGTCCATTAGTGCTAAATGCTTTTTTCAATATTTCTATATGACCTAATCTTTCTTCTATATCAGTAATTTCTTCTATTAGACTACTTAATTGGTCTTCAAAATCTTGTTGTTGTTCTTCTATGATTGAGATACGAGTATTGTGTCTTTCTATTCTTTCATTCTCTGCTGCTACATCTTCCCAGGCTTCTCTACTCTCTCTAATCTTAACTTGCAATTCGCTAATCTTTTCTTTAAGTTCTCCGCCATCAAGTATTTTTATTGGAAGCTTTCTGTCTAAATCTCTAAATAAATCTTCCCAATCTTCGATTCTTCTTTTTGCTATAAGTCGAATTTTATTTACTCTTTCACCTTCTACTTTTTCTTTTGTTAGAATAGTTACTCTTTCTTCATAGTGCGAAACTCTTGCAGAATGATACTCTATCTTTTCTTTTACGAAGTCTTCGTCAATATCTTGATGACAAGTAGGACACTCGCCTTTCATAGTTTGATATTCTTCTAAAGAACTTCTATGCTCATTTAATTTATACTTAGCAAGAGTAATTTCTTTACTTAACGGAGGAATATTAATTTCTTGACTATATTCCACTAATTCTTTTTTGTAAGCGTCAAGGTCGATTTCACTTAGCTGTTCTCTTGTAAAATTGTTTTTATTAATTTTTTTATTGATTTCAGAGATATTTTCATATTCTATCATAAGAGAACGTAAAGTTTTGTCATCTTCTTCCGAGACAAATGGTAAATCGATTTTCGATAATAGTGATGTATCTTCCATTTTATTATCTAACAACCATTTATTTATTGTATCAATTTTACCTTGCACTAAGGTAGCTTCTGAGCCAACGCTTCTTGCTAAGTCTTTGAATACTTCAAAATATTTTACATAGTTATCTAACTGCAATAAATCTATTAAGAATCTTTTTCTATTTGTATCGGTAGCAGTAAGAAACTGCAAAGATGCATTAGTATTTTGATATACAATCTGACTAAAAGTTTTATGGTCTATTCCAATAACTTCTTCCACAGTTTTATATGTATTAGTAGCTGTATGGCTTGATATATCTTCTCCATTCTTGTAGAGCTTTACTTTAATATTACCCCTACGAACTACATCAACTTTATACTTGTCATCTACTACATCAAAAGACAAAGATATATCATAGCCATTATTGACTTCACGATTTGGTATATCTGCTTTCTTAATTCCTTTTGAGTTTTTATTGAAAAGAACTTCCTCTAAAATGAGAGGTATAGAGGACTTACCAGTACCATTTGTACCAACTAATTGAGTAACTATACTTTCTGTTAAGTCTAATTCATTATCTGAACCATAACTAAAACAATTACTCCACTGCAACTTCTTTAGCGTAATCACTAAACACTCCTAAAATATTTTTAACTTTATCTTCGTTTAACTCTAGTATATAACTTAAATACTCATTAAGCTCTTCTTCCATTGACATTTCTTTATCTAATACTAAAGTTGCTTCTGTTTTTCTTCGTATGACTTTCTTATCAAGTAACTCACTATTTTTTACATTACTTAAATCTGATACATCACCTTCTATTTCATAGATAGTATGGTGAAAGTCTGTTTGTACCATTTCTTCTTCAGTTTCTACTGTTTTTCTTAATAGTTGTGGTAGGTCAAACTGATGCCAAGTCCACTTCCAATCTTCGTCAAAATGATGTGTATTATCATCTATCAGTAAGTATCCTGTTTTTACTAAGTTTCTATGAAAACTTGTAGTCATAGGACTACCAGGATATATTATGTTCTTTTGTGTGTTTTCGTGTGCATGTAAGTCTCCTGCGAATACATACTTGAATTTATTAAATCTATCAAGATCTACTTCAGGCTGTACATGAGGAGGTATTTCGCCACGAACATGAGTAAAAAGATAATAGGCATCCATCATTTCTATACTTTTCTTTTTATGTAAGTCAGCATAGGGTAATATTGCCCAATCATCTTCGTAATACATAGTATCTATCACTTCTACAAGTGGATTAATACTTGATGTTACCTTTTTTAAATTTGTAAAGAAAGTCTTATTTTTACGAGTAGCTTCATGGTTTCCATCAAAGATAATCGTTCTTTTACTAACGCCTTTTACAAAGTCAAAGTAAAGACTTAATTCATCCATGCTGGGGACTCGGTCAAACAAGTCCCCACCAATGATGTGCAAATCTACATCTTTTTCAAGTTCATAAACTTGTTCAAAAAACATTTTATAGCGAGCGCAAGCCCATGCTACAGGTACATTCTTTTGTCCAAGTTTAATATGCCAATCTGCTGTAAATAGAATCATCCTACAAAGTCGTCCCCAGGTGTCCATTCACACCCTGTTAAACCACCAGCCTTTATTGCTTGTAAAGTTCTAAGAACCTCACTAGCATTTCTACCAGTGTCAAGTGCATTGACACTTACATGTTGGACTATATCATTTCTATCAATGATGTAGGTAGCTCTATAACATACTCCTTCTTCCTCATTAACTATTCCTAGCTCTTCTGAAAGTCCTAAGCCGCAATCTGCCGCTAAAGAATGTTGTATGTTGCCAATGATTTTATTATCTTGTTTCCAAGCTAATTTACAAAACTCATTATCTCCACTAATGCCAATTACATTAGCGTCTTCTACTAGCATATCCATTCCCGCTATTTCTGTTGGGCATATGAAAGTGAAGTCCTTCGGATAAAAATATACAACTGTATATTCCTTTTTTAAAGGCTCGTACTGTTCTGTAACTGATACTTGAACAAAGTTATTGTCTTTGTCAACACCCTGCAAAGTAAAGGCAGGGAACGTGTCTCCTACTGTAATCATGATTCTCCTTAACTAATATCGAACTCGTCGCTGATTGATTCATCAGGAGTTGAATTGTCTGCACCTTCTCTTAGTCTATCAAGAAGCTCTTTCTGAGCGTCTGGAGTAGGTCTTGTTAAGATTTCATCCATAGACTTAAGGTCTTTTACTAATTCAGCTTCATCTTCAGTCAAAGCTCTTGGTTTGCATTTTAATGCCTGTAATTGATACTCAACATTGTAAGCCATTGGTCCTGTTTTAACTCTTTTGAAGCATACATCCCACCCTGTTTCAGGGTCAGTTGGATCTCCGAGGTCTTCCGCGGCTACCATTACTTGTTCTAGTAGTTTCTTCTTAAGATTTAAGACTTTGACTTTACCATCGTGAATACATTGGATTGCATAAGACCATCCGCATTTAAGCTCTGGATGATACTCTCTTACCCAATCTTTTTCCACATTGGTAAATGCTTCTGTGTTTCTGTCGAATGACAAACACTCGAAAGGTAAATTCTTACCGTTTTCTCCTTTTAGCCAGTATACATATCTTGGTAACATGTCACCGACCATTCTTATTTTATTATCGCCTTCTACATATTGGTAGCTGTCGATTTTGTTCTTTTGGGCTTCGCCCTTGGCTTGATTAAAACTTATTGCCATTTTATTTCTCCTTTAGTGATTTCTTCAAATTTAAAGTGAATTCTATCCCCTTCAATCCAAAGTAATCTATTGCTTTCTATTATGTCCTCATTTCCTGTAAAGTGAAAGAGGTCTAGAGTGGTATCTTTCGTTTTTTGATACTCAAAATAGTTGCGCAAGGACGCGATACCTGCGTACTGTGCAATTTCGCTATCTGAATATCTCCTTCTTTGAATAAACAAAGGCTCAGGATTAACAAGGAAACTATGTCCATGAAAACTCTTTTGCCAGAACTTGAATATTCTATCGTGCCTATTAACTGGAGGCAGTTTGTATGTCAAGATGTGCAGGATTGTCAAAATATCATTGACGCTTCCATTGCTTTCTTTTTTTATCTTTTTCCAATTATAGAATAACATTATATCAAAAATTT